CTCAGTTTTATCGCCAAGCAGTATCTGCTTTAGGTTATGCTAATTTGTTCCAAGCTTCTGAAGATTTCAACTTGCAATTTAACGGATACGACATTTATGTTTGTCCTGGTATTTCAACTGGAACTGTGATTGCAGCACAACCTTCAAACTTGTTTGTTGGTGTTGATGCTAACTCTGATTTCGCTGAAGTGAAAGTAGTTGATATGTCGATGACTGATGCATCTGATAACGTACGCATGGCAATGAGATTCCGTACTGGAGTTCAAGTAGGTGTATTGACTGACTGCGTAATCGGTCACAACTAATTTAACCACAAGTAAAGGGGAAGGTGGTTAGTTCTACCTTCCCTTTATTTTAACTAATAAAAAATATAATAATATGGCTTGTGAATTAACTGCAGGATTTATGTTAGATTGTAAAGATACAATCGGTGGAATCAAAGCAATCTACTTGCAGCAACACGCTGACTTTTTAAGCGGTATCAGTATTGATGGTGCTGAAGAAGTTAATGGATTGCCAGCTGCAACCATCTATAAATACATTTGTCCAAAACACACTGGTAGCTTCACCGAGGAGGTGGCTTCAAGCGTTGAGAACGGTACAATTTTTTACACTCAAACGGTAACGGCTACATTCTTTAAGTTGTCTGCTCCACGCAGAAAGCAATTAGAGTTGCTTGGTAAAAATCGTTTGGTTGTATTTGTACAAGACAACAATGACAATATCTGGATGGTTGGCCGTTTCGATGGTGCTGAAGTAACTGCTGCATCTACTGCAACTGGAGTTGCCAAAGGTGACTTGAATGGTTATACAATTACTCTAACTGCTGAAGAAAAAAATAAGGCTTACAGATTGGAGTCATTCACTTCAATTCCTTTCGATAACTTCGCAGATATTGACGTTGAAGCACCTACTATTTAATTATCTTTGTAAGTAGATGAATTACTTACAGACAAATACTGCATCTCAAAACCTCCTTCTCTCTTTAGAGGAGGGGGCTTTGCTTTTACCAACGTTTGAGTATTATTTATTGATACTTCAAAACGAAATTACATTAGAAAAATTTGCGGTTATTCCAACGCTAATTAGTACAAATGAAAGAATCTCAATTTTGTCAATTAGTACAAATGCAGATGATGCCGTTAATGGCAGCATTCTCATTACTGAAGGAGGTCGTTATAACTACGTTATATACGGTCAAAATTCGGTTGGCAACCTTGACCCTACTGATCCTGATGTGGTTGGAGAAATTAAGCGTGGCTATATTGAATTCAATACGCTAACCCAATATTTTGACCAACCTTCACTAACCATCCCAAACGATATAGAATACAATGGCTAATCTGATAGACGAAATAAAGCAAAGAGTTGGAGCAACTCAAATAGAGATGGCGAAATACGTCAAGATTGCGCCTATTGAAATTGAAGATAGAAAAGGATGGGTGAGTTATGGGGAGGCAAATGCCTTTCCACAATATTTAATTGAACTTTATAACGAGTCACCAATACACGGTGCGCTCGTTAACTCGATATCTTATATGATTGCAGGCCGTGAAATGACTGCATCAACAACACAAGCAGTAAGCGAAATCAAAAGGTTGTCAATTGATAAGATTGTTAACGCTACTGCGTTAGATTTGAAGCTACACGGTGGCTTTTATTGGGAGGTAATATGGTCAATGGATAGAAGTACCATTGCACAAGTTAACCATCTACCATTTGAAAACTGCCGTTTGGCTTGTAGTGATGAGGATGATTCCATCACTGGTATTTGGTATTCAAGAGATTGGTCAAATATCAGAAAGAAAAAGAATGAGCCGAGGTATATTGCGATGTTCAATGAGGAACACAAAGAAGCACTACCAAAGCAAGTTCTATTTGTTCACCATATGATGGTTGGAAGTGAGTACTATCCCAAGCCTGATTACGTTGGTGCGATAAATGAGATTGAAAAGATGAGGCAGTTGAGTGAGTATCAAGTGAACTTGATTCTTAACGGTTTCTTCCCCTCATTAATTGCATCTTTCAACAACGGTATACCTTCACTCGAAGAACAACATATGATTAAAAATCAGTTGACTGCATCTATTCAAGGCGCAGAAAATGCTGGTAAGGTGTTGACCTTCTTTAACGAAGAAAGAGATAGAGGGGTTGAGTTTACTCCGTTTCCAGTTAGTGATATGGATAAGCAATTCACCACGTTGGTAGACCAAGCGGTTGAAAGCATTTTAGTTAGCCATCGTGTAACGTCACCTTTGTTATTTGGTGTAAGAGATGGCGGTGGATTGGGTTCAAATACAGATGAAATGAAAACTGCATTGCGCATATTTTCACGTCAAGTTATTGATCCATTCCAAAGATTAATTACAGATGCAGCTGAAACACTCCTTGCATCTTTTGGAGTCATTGCAAATTGTACCATAGTGCAAAATGATTTGCTTACTGATGAGGTAGTAACTGATGCAGGAACAACAACTGCAAGCGTTGACGTTGCAAGTCAAGCTTTGAATGGAGCGCAAATAGCATCACTCCTTGAAATCATTGTTCAGACTACTGCGAATGTGTTAACCATACCATCTGCAAAGGCAATTACAAAAGCTGCATTCCCTATGTTGGGAGATGTTGAAATCAATAACATTTTTGACAACTTATCCAACGTAGTTATTGACCCTACTCAAGTAGTTCAAAAAAAAAAAGTTGAGTGCGAACACCAAAGCGTTTCTAAAATTTGCTGTTCATCAGAAAAAGATTTCACTGATGAGGAAGGAAAACAATTTATTGAGGACTTAAAAAGTAAAGCTGAATATATTGATTCAGAAGAATGGGAATTGATAAGCGAGGAGGAGGTTACTGATCCCGAAAATGAATTGAACTTTACCTCTGAAATGTTCAATAAGATGCCATCAATGTCGGATGCAAATGGAGGGGAGAAAAGTAATTGGGGTGATGCAGGATTGTATAAATTACGTTATGCATATTCACAAAATCTATCCGCTAACTCACGTGAATTCTGCGTTGAGATGGTCGGCTTATCCGTGAAGGGTGCGGTATTCAGATATGAGGACATTGAGAATATGAGTGAGAAAGGAGTTAATGGAGATTTCGCACCAACTGGGGCATCAAATTATTCCATCTTCCGCTACCTTGGGGGGTCATTTTGCCATCATTTTTGGAGGCGTCAAATTTATGTAAGGAAAAGAGATAGCAAAGGAAGGATTTTACCAAATGAAGGTCTTGAAAACGATAAGCGTGTAGGTAATAACCCATATGTGCCAAAGAAAGGAATAGAAGGAACTGCGCCAATCAATAGACCAGGAAGAGGTTCACTAAAATATGCATAATTAAAACGAATTAAAATGCCAATACCACAAGAAATATTATTGATAAATGAGGACTACATCAAGAAGTTCACACCGTTAACCGATGCAGTTGATCCCAACCTCATCAGACCTGCTATTTATTTGGCACAAGATAAGTATTTGACCAACTTTTTGGGTACAAATTTGACGGTAAAATTGAAAGCTGATGTTAGTGGTGGCACGTTGACTGGTGACTATGAAACATTACTGAACGAATACGTCTTAAAGGTGGTGTTATGGTGGACTATGGTAGAACTTTACCCATCTCTTTTGTATAAACACGACAACGGTAACTTGGTTAGTAGACAAAGTGAGGACACAACTCCAGTCACAAAGAGTGAAATGGAATCATTGAAGGAAGCTGCACGTCAAAACGCAAGATGGTATACCAAAAGAATGGTTGATTATTTGTGTTTTAATTCAACGTTGTTTCCTGAATATACCAACAATACTGACAACAACATTTTCCCTGATAGAAACCCATACGGAAAGAGTAACTTTTTAATAACAAATTCCTATAAAGAATGGCGCAACAAGTGGTCAATAAAAGACTTTCTCCCTCCATCGTATTAAAGCGAAAAGAGTACGAAAAGCTATTGAAACAATACTTAAAAAAGCAGGAAAAAAGATGAAGGTAAAGTTGTGGTTGTTGGGTATTGCAACGGTCTTTTTGCCCATCAAAGAACTGATGATTACCATTGGTTTTTTGGTTGCAATGGATATGGTGGTAGGTGTGTGGAAAGCTATCAAATTAGGTCAGCGAATTAGGTCACGCAGGATGAGTGATACCATCACTAAATTGATGTTGTATCAAATAGCAATCGTAAGCGGATTCTTGATAGAAACTTACATAATAGATCAACTTATCCCCATCACTAAGTTAATTGCAACCGTGGTAGCCATCATTGAATTCAAATCAATCATTGAAAGTATTGAGTCTGTAACTGGTAAGGATTTGTGGAGCAAGATTAAGACAATCATTGGAAGGAAATCAGAAGATATAACCGATGCGATGACTGATGGAAAAGGTAAGTAAGTACGTAAGCTACAAAGAGGTAACGCATAGCAATCAAGCGACTGCGCTACGAATTGGTAACGTTCCAAATGCTGAACAATTGGGCAATCTAAAGTTAGTTTGCACTAACATATTCGACAAAGTCCGTGAGCATTTCGGAAAGCCTATTGGTATATCATCAGGATTCAGAAGCGTTGAACTTAATACACGTATAGGCGGTTCAAAAAGTTCACAACATATGCAAGGTAAAGCGTTGGATATTGATGCAGATATTCACGGTGGCATAAATAACAAAGAGATATTTGATTACATCAAAAATAATTGTACATTTGACCAACTTATATGGGAGTTCGGAAGTGAGAATGCACCATCTTGGGTTCACGTATCTTACAACAAGGAAGGAAACAGAGGTCAGATATTGCGTGCGGTCAAGAGTGGTGGTAGGACAGTTTACCAACCATTCTAAAATATATGGCAGAAAGTCAAAAGACAAAAATCGCACGTGAATTGCGTGAGCGTTTTCCCAATACACCAACGCTGACATTAGCGAAGAAATTATCTAAAGAACACTTTGAAACGTTCTTAGGTGTTGAAGATGCAAGGACTGTTCTTCGAACAATTGAGGGAAAGAATGGCGCAAGAAATCGAAAGAATTTAACCGACAAATCATTGGTGAAAAGTGAAGATAGACCTAAAAATCCTTTCAAGTTACCAAAGTCGTATGCAAAAGGAAGGAAGCATATTGATATAAAGGGCAAAAAGATTTTAATCCTATCCGATATTCACATTCCATACCACGACATCGATGCCATTTCAGTAGCTATCCAAACTGGATTAGATGAAGGAGTTGATACAGTTGTATTGAATGGTGACGCTTTGGATTGTCACATGATCAGTGACTTTGTGAAAGACCCAAAGAAGCGCAAGTTCAAAGACGAATTGTATGCGATGCGTACTTTCATTTCCGAATTAAGACAAACTTTCCCGAAAGCAGAAATCATTTACAAAGAAGGTAACCACGAGGAAAGATACTGGCGTTATATGCGAGTGAAAGCACCTGAACTATTCGACATTGATGCCTTTGATTTTGCTTCATTGTGCCATCTTGATAAGCACAACGTGCAATGGATTGAAGGTAAAAATAAATTGAACGTAGGTGGGTTGTCAATCTTTCACGGTCACGAATTTGGTAAGCAATTTATTCCATCCGTTAACGTTGCAAGGGGATTGTTTCTTAAGACAAAAGCAAATGCAATGTGTGGACATCACCACCAAACTGCTGAACACACGGAAAGAGATGTTAACGGAAAGGTGATAACGTGCTGGGGTGTGGGTTGCTTATCTGAATTAAGTCCTGACTACAATCCATATAGTAAATACAATCACGGATTTGCAATTATAACAAGGGGCAATGGAAAAGAATTTCACGTTAAGAACTATCGTATTAATCAAGGCAATATCTATTAGTATTGGAATTGCTATTGGTATATTGATTTGCAGACCTAAAACAAGTAGGGTACAATTTGTAACCAGTTCAGATACCATTACTAAATATCAAATGCGCATTGATACGCTAACAATTGAACGCACCAAATTAAAAACGATATATGAAAAGGACATTGATACTATTTACCTTCTTGATAGCACTGCCATTGATAGCGCATACGCAAGGGCAATACAAAGACTCATTGAACTCGAAGGAGCTGGATTCTTTGAGCGTTGAACGTAGGTTAGTTGTACTTGGTGTACGGACACTTGATTACTACATTGAGTTAGATAAGAACCAACGTATGACAATTGATACATACACTCAACTGAATGAATATAATGTGCGATTTATTGCACAATTAGAGGGATTAAATAAGGGATTAAGTGAGGCATTAAATGAACAATTAAGGGCAAAAAAAAAGTGGCGCAATGCCACTCTTTTGATATCAGGTGCGAATGTCATTTTTTTGACATCATTCTTTTTAAATAGATAGCAAAATCAAGAGCCTCTTCGTATGCGTGCTGCATCCATTCACGCTCTGATAAATTCGCATTATCTACTGTCGTGCCATACTTCATTCGTCCCATCTTTTCACGTGAGATAAGGTCAGTT